CTACGCGGCGAGATCGTGCTCGGCGCCGGCGGTGTCTTCCTTGAGCCACGGGTCCGGCATCCACACGGGGTGGATCTCGACAACAACTTCATCCTTGGACTTCCGGACGAGGGCAACGCGCCGGATCAGCTTTCGGATGATCGCGTTGCGTTCCCCGACCAAGAGGGTGTCCCACTCGGCCATAAGGCCAACGACCAGCGGGCGCACGTCTCCGAAGGTCTGGTGCTCAACCACGACGGTCGCCTGTTCCAACTCGCGCGCGATCTTGGCTCGGTCCCGCTTGAGATCAGCGACCGCCATCTCGTAGACGTCTTCGTCGTAGTTCTCGGGGTTCAGGTTCTTGTCCACAGCGATCCGAGACAGAGCGACAGTGAGGCGCTTGTATTCCTTTTCGAGGGCCGTGCGCTGCTCGGTGGCGCGCTTCCGGGCCGCGTCTGATTCTCGTGCGCGCTGCACCTCTGCGGCAGGAGACTCGTCGACGCCCTGCGAGTGCGCTGCGAGGAACTGCATTACTTCGGCCTCGACCTCACTACGCTTCATGTAGACACCGCCGCAGGCGTGCCCGGCCGTTCGGGCCCGGTTGCCGCAGCGGTAAGCGAATCCGAGGATCGTTACGCGCTTGCGAACGGCCGCGTTCAGCGTGGCACCGTGCCGGCAGTCACCGCACGCCATTGCGCCTGTGAGCGCGTATATCCCCTTCCGCGACTTTGGCGCGCTCTCCTTGATGAGCTTTCGCCGTTCGATGTACTGCTGCCAAATCTCTGGGCCGATGATCTCCTCATGCGCTCCCTCCATGTACTGGTAGTTCGGGCAACTGCCGTTGGTCTTACGCCCGTTGCACCGGCACCCGGGGTCATGAATACGCAGCAGGCCAGCGGCAAACCCGGAGTCCATAAAGCGCTTAAGGGTGTCTGCCGACCACAGCGTGCCCCTGGTGGTCCGGTAGCCAAGGCCGTTGAGCCATCCGGCGAGCGCCGAGAATCCGGTCGCGCCGGCCACGTACCGCAGGAACGCCTCGACGATAGTCGGGGCAACCTCGCCGTCTGGCTCGTAGCGCTCCTGCTGCACCTTCCGAGTCTGCGGATTGAAGCGCCGGTGCCAGATGTACCCGAAGCGATCACGCCCGGTGGCAGGAAGGCCGGCCGCGCGGCGCAGCGCATGCGTCTCGCTCCACTGCTCGCCCGCACGGTCGCTCTCATAGGCAGAGAACTCGAAGATGATTCCGCGGTAAAGCCGACCGATCGCGGTTCGTGCGTCGATGGGCTCCGTGGCGGAGACGAGTTCTCCCCCGGTGTTCTCAACTCGCTTGAGATTGACGGCAACACCGTCGCGACTGCGACCGAAGCGAGAGAACTTCCAGACCGCAATGCCTACGGCCTCCTTGCGCTCTACGGCTTCGATGCCCTGCATGATCTTGCGCTTGAAGTTCCTACCGGTTGCGTCAAGGTCGGTGATCCACCGAACGATGCGCTTCCGGCTCCGGCGGGCCCATTCCAGGATTGCGGCCTGCTGGATCTCGGGCGAGATCTTCTCCTCTTTCCACGTCGAGACGCGGATGTACCCGATGAACGGTTCGAGATCGCTCTCGATGAATGTCTCTGCGGCGACGAGCGGCGTCAACGTGCCGCCCTCCCTCCCTGGTTGGCGCCGCGGGTCGGTGGTGCGTCTGTGACCCGCGGCAGGTACACGACGTTGTCGGCCGGCTCATGCATGCCCGGCCGGGGATCAGAAGGCTGAGGTGGGGTCAGTAGCCCTTGAGCAACATGTTCGAGCGCCAAGCGGTACCCGTCGTTGTGGATCTCGGCCCGCTCGTCCTCGCGCAGTTCGGCTGCGCGCTTCTGTTGAGTGATGACGACGGCCGGCAGTGCGGCCAGCATGAGCCCGAGTCCAACCCATGCAATGTCGCGGTCCTCGCCCGGTAGGCACAGGGCAACGCCCACCAGCAGCATCCCGGCGGCCTTAACTGCCAGGACCGCCACGGCGCCCACCGTCCATCGCTGGCGCTCGAACACGCCTTCCCCCTCGTTCAAACTGTGTTGTCTTCTATGGCTCCATGCGGCGCACCTCCTGCTGGCGGCGCGTCGCTTCTTGTTCCTGCATCGTCCGGACCATCGAGACGAACAGGGCGACGGCGGTATCGCTCTGGATGCCCAGCTGTGCGGCGGCTTCCTGCGGGGTCATGGGTGGGCCGTCGGGTTGCGGGTCGGCGGCTCTACCGATCGCGTCGGCAGTGACGATTCCGGCCCGGACCATGAGCTCGCTTAGCTCCACGCGCAGTACGGGAGCGATCTTCGCGAGCAGCGCGGCCTCGTACTTGCCACGCCCGGCCAAGAGGCGCGAGACCGATGAGGCGGAGATACCGGCGTCAGCTGCGAACTTGGTCCGCCCGCCACCGCGGGCGCCGAGGTCATACCCAAGGTCGCGAAGGCGCCTGTCTAGCCACTGCGGGAAGTGGTCTTCCGCCCCGGGGGTGGCGTTGGTGCGTTGCTGCATGCGTGCAATTTACCGCGCTCGGCAGGTACGCGGCGAACCGGTGGCCTGTTTTCACGCATGAAAAGTTCCTGATCAGACGGCGCGCGATCCATCCATGCAGCTTAGACGCTGTGCTCGAACGTGCATCCGATTATGTGCGGCGCGCCACACCGTGGCCTAAACCTCCTTCCATGACAGAAAGATCCCTGTTAGCTTCCAGATGCGGCAGATCATCTACCGCTTATGGCAGATAGGGGGTCCGTCATGTCGTACAGGCACGAGCAACTCGTCGCCGCGGCGCGCGCTGCGGGTGACCGCACCGATTCAGACATCGCAGAGCGGTTGAAGGTTGCACGGGTTACCGCATGGCGTCTTCGTACGGGCAGGACCACGCCCGGGGCGTCGACCCTCGCCAAGATCGAGCAGGCTTACGGGCTCACGGCCGCCGTCCTGCTCCGGACGGAGGCCGCGTGAACGAGGCCCCGATCAGCCGGGAGCAGGCGTACGCCGCGGCTCGGCTCATCCTCGACACGGCGCGCGCACGCCGCGATGCGCTGCCCATCCGGGCCGCCGCCCAGGCTGCAGCCACTCCCGACCGCTCCGCCGACGAGATCGAGCTGACTCTGCGCCGCCTTCACGCGCGAGCAGGCTCGACGCCGCCGGCCCGGATTGCGGCCTAAGGGGTGCCCGATGATCCGCGCTGAACTCCACCCGGACGGGTACACCGTCCGCCTCGACATCACGGACGGCGCCGAGCGCCTGCTCGACCGGGTCGCGCTCGCCTACGCGGCCGACGAGCAGCTCGTCGGCGAGCTGCTGCGCGAGCTCGCCGCGGCCGCCGACCACCACCGCGCCCGGAAGACCGACCCGCGCGCCGACGACGTCGCCCTCGACTGGTCGGGCGCCGCACTGGACGCCGCCCGGGCCCGGGCCCGGGCCGGAGTGCGCGGCGCACTGCTGCGCTGGGCCCACCGGCGCCGCCGGGGCGCAGTGCTACTCCGTCGCCGGGCCGCGCTCGTCGACGAGCTTCCGGGGCCCGACGGCCTGCTCGCCGCCGACCTGTCCTACCGGGCCGCGGCCAAGCTCGGCCGCCGGCTGCAGCAGCTCGCCGAGCGCACGGTCGCCGGTCGACACCTAATCGAACTGGAGTACGACCGATGAGCTGGCGGTGGTGGTTGGCCGCTGCCACCAGCGCTCCGGACGTCGACCAGGTGCGCGGCCTCTGGCGCGCGGCGCGGGCGGCGGGTGAGCCGCAGTGGTACCTCGATCTGATCGCACGCATCGGCCGGCAGACCGCCGCCGGGCCGTCGAGGGCCGACTCGTGAGCCGCCGGCGGCCGGCCGTCGAAGGCCGGGGCGAGCAGCCGGTGCAGCTCGCCCTCGACGGCAGCGCGCAGCCGTACCCGACTACCCCGCCGCCGGTACGCCCGCGGCTGCGACGCCGGCCGGTGGTCGAGGCCGTCGTCGACCCGGTGCCCGGGCAGCTCGACGCGCTCGACACCGACGGCTCGTGAGCCCGTTCTGCGGCGCCGGCCCGGGCCCGTGCGGCAGGCCGGCCCGCCCGTACCCGTGCGGGCCGCGGTGCGCCGCCCACTCCCCCGCCACCGTTGCTGGCCGCCCCGATCCACCGTCTACGCCCAACACCCAAGGGAGGGAACCCCGTTGAGTCGTCTTGCCCGTGAGTGGGTGTGGGAGTGCTCGGACGCCCGCGGCACGGCCCGCTTGGTCCTGCTCGCCCTGGCCGAGCGCGCCGGCGAGTCCTGCGTCGCGTTCGGCTCGACTCGCGCCCTGTCCGAGCGCGTCAACTCCTCTGAGCGGGCGGTGAGCGACGCGATCAAGGCCGCGATCCGGCTCGGCGAGCTTGAGCTCGTCGAGGGCCGGCGCGGGCCCTACGGTGCGCGCGTCTACCGCCTGCCCAAGGCCGTCGGGTGGACCCCCGGCGCGCCCGTCGAGGGGGGCGAAGATTCTTCCGCCCCCACCGCCGAGGGGTGCGAGAACTGCACCCCGGGGGGTGCAGATTCTTCGGGGCGGGGGTGCAGTTCCTGCGGGGCCGCCCCCGAAGATTCTTCCCCCCAGAACCAGAAGAACCAGAGTGGAACGGGAGGGAACCAGAGGAGCGCGCACCCGCGCGCGGGCTCTGCGCCTGTGGGTGGTGCTGCTGCGATCCCTCTGCCTGCCGACTGGCAGCCCGACGACGAGCTGCTCGGCTGGACCGCGGTCGCCGGCCACCTGCAGCGCCTCGGGCCCGACGGCCTCGACCACGCCACCGTGAAATGGGCGCGGCATCGGGCGACTGCGCCCGCCCGGACTCCCGCCCAATGGCGCGCCGACTGGCAGCAGTGGATCGGCCGGGAACGCCCGACGAACCGCCCGTCGCTGCGGGCCGTGCCCGGGGGCGCCTCCCGCCCCTCACCGCCGGCTAACCGGAACGCCGCGCTGCTGCAGGCCGCGCTCGACGACCTGCAGGCCCGCAGGGGTGCCCGATGACCCCCGAAGAGGTGGCCGCGCTGCTCGCCTACGCCGGTGAGCTCGACCCCCGCACCGCCAACACCGACGAGGAAGAGGCCCGCGCCCAGCTTCGTCGGTGGTGCGAGCTGCTGCAGGACGTGCCGGCCGTCGCGGTCGAGGGGTGGGACGCCGCGGCGGTGGTCCGTCGACACATCGCGTCGTCGCCGTGGCCGATCATCGCGGCGGACGTCGCCCGGCCGTGGGCCGCGCACCGCCGGGCCCTGCTCGCCCGGCACACCGACCCGCGCCCGGCCGTCGACCCCGACGACGACCGCGCCTACCGGGACGCGATCCGGGCGCAGCGCGCGGCGGTGGCGACGGGGCAGACCGTACCGAACAGCACGCGGCAGCTGACCGGCGGGCCGGCGGCGTCGGTGGCCGCCCGGCTCGGCCGGGCGCTGCCCGCGGCGGCCGCCGAGCAGCTCGCCGCGTACCGGCCGGTGCGGGCGGCGCGGGAGGCCGCGGCCGCCGCCGGGCGCCCGGATGCGCTGGCCGTCGCGTGCGACTGGTGCCACGCGCCGGCCGGTGAGCCGTGCCGGCGGCGCACCCTCCCGCCCGGCGCGCAGGCCGGCACCTGGTCGAGGCGCCGGACCGTCCACCCGACCCGCACCGACAAGGCCGCCGCCCGCCGACAGGAGAGTGCCGCATGAAGTCCCGCCACCGCCCGGGCGCCCGCCACCCGATCCCCGTGTCCGTCTACCGGCTCACCGCCACGTGGCCCGGCCACGCGCGCCGGCCAGCCCTGTTCGAGACGTCCGACCGCCGCCAGTTCCGGCGGGTGGCGCGCGAGTACGCCGCGGCCGGCGCCGTGGTGCTCTGCGAGGAGTCCCTCGGGTACGGCCGGTGGCGCGTGGTCGACCGCCTCGACGGCCCGGCCCTGCTGCGGGCGCAGCGTGAGGCCGAGCTCGCCGCCCGCCGGGCCGAGGTCGAGCTGCTCGCCGAGCGGCGCCGCGACGAGCAGCGGGCCGTCGAGCTCGCCGCCGTCGAGGCCGTCATGGTGCAGCCTCCGATCCCTCGCGACGGCGGCCGCCCCCGGGCCCGAACTGTCGCACGCGGTAGGGGAATTCGATGATCCTGCCGCCGCGACCGGTCGATGCGCCCCCCATGCGCGCGGGTGTCCGCGCCGCCCCTTCCGAAAGGTCACTACCCGTGTCCGTCCTGCCCTCCCGCTACCTCGTGCACGAGACCCGCGCCGAGCGCGCCCTGCCCGTCCCCGTGTCCCTGCCCGTCGTCGCCGAGCTGCTCGACACGGTGCGTGCCGAGCTGCGCGCCGCCGGCTGTCCCGCCGCGGACGCCGAACTGTCGCTCGACCCCGTCGAGGGCCGGCTCGTCGTCGCCTACGTCCTCGACCCGCGGGACATCCCGTGAGCGCGGCCCCCGCCGACCGGGCGGACGTCGAGCAGCTGCTGCACCTGGTCGACCGCGCCGCGCGCGGCGCCTTGCTGCCCGGTGAGGCCGAGATGCTGCGCGAGGGGATCGGCGAACTCGCCCGCTACCGGGAGTGGTGCACCGAGTGGAGCCGCCGACACCTGCGGCTGCGCCACACTGCCCGGCAGCGCCTGCTCGCCCTGCGCCGAGCACTGGCCCGGGCGCAGCGCGGCCGGCTCGTCGAGGCCGAGCTCGCCCACCTGCAGGCCCGCCTCGACGCCGCGGCGCAGCCGGCCGTCGTCGAGCAGCACGCCTACGAGGAACTGCTCGCCGCCGAGCTGCTCGACGGGTGGGCACTGGCCCGCGGCCGCGCCGCCGCCGAGCTCGCCGCCGCCGGCCTGCAGCCCGCGCCCGGCCCCCGCTCCGCCGCCCCGCCCGCCGGCCGACCGGCCACCTAGACCGGGCCCGGGCGCCCCCGTACCACGACAGAGGGGCGCCCGGCCCCACCAACCCACCACCGCACAGCCTGACTTGGGAGCGCAACGTGTACCCGTCCACCCGCATCCGTCACGCGGTCGAGCAGCTGCGCACCGTGCGCGCACACTGGGGGGCGCTGCTCGTCGCGATCGAGACCGCACCGGCTCCCGTGTGGCCGCCCGCCCAGCTCTCCACCCACCTCGCCCGGCAGGCCGCCGACGACGTCGAGCTGCTCGTCGACGACCGCGTGCCGCTCACCCTGCGCCAGCACCCCGCCCCCGCCAACCTCGCCGCCCTCGACGCCGCGGTGCGCGTCGAACGGCTCATGTTCGACGCCGCCGACACGCTCGCCGCCGCCGTGCAGCGGCCGATCGAGCGCCGGCCCGTCTCCACCCCCGGCCGGCCGGTCGTGTGGGCCCTCGACGAGGCGGACGCCGCCGACCCGCGCCGGTGGCACTACGCGAGCCCGACCGACCCCGGGAGCCGCCGGCACGGCCTGCACTGGGCCGCGCTCTACGTCGAGGGGCGCCTGCTCGACGAGGACACCGAACCCGAGCAGCGCGCCGGCACGCACACCCGCGCACCGGCCCTGTTCGGCCTGCTGCCCGAGCACCTCGCGCACGAGGCGGTGCGCGTCGCCGGACAGGCCGAGCACCTCGTGCTCGGCGCGCTCGGCCTCGACCGCAGCGAGACCGTGATCGAGGGCCGACCCTGCCCATGGTGCTCCGGCGAGCTCACCCTGCACACCGACCCGCGCATCGCCCCGAGCGTCACATGCTCCACCGGCCGCACCTGCCCCGCCCCCGTCGACCTCGACCGCCGCGGCCGCCGCGCGTGGCACGCGGCCGAGCTCGTCGAGCTGCTCGCCGCCCTCGACCGCCCCGCCACTGGCCGGGCTGCGTGACGTGAGGGCGCAAGCGCGACGAGGGGCCCGGGCTATTGCCCGAGCCCCTCGCTAGCCCCTAGCTGGTGGTCTCCGCCGTGTCGATGTCGGCAGGTGTATCCGCGCTCCCCGCCGCCGGCTTGGCATCGGCCGCGTCGATCCGGCGCCGGCGCTCTCGCCGCCACCCATCCGCCGCCATAAAGGTCGTGAGCGCCGTTGCCGTAGTGCCAACGAGGTTGCCGACCAGCATGATTACGTCCCTAACCATGGGGCTCCCCTTCTGAACTCCACTCACCCGGCAACGCCCGGTGATGCTAGGAATGCCGAACCGCCTACGCGGACATAACGGGATGCCGCATACGCGGAGAGATCTCGGCCAACCGCAACGTCGTGCGGGTTCCGGAAGGAAGGGGCCGCCCCAAGAGCACGTCACAGGGCGTTCCTCATGCGAGGATATGCACCCAACACCACTGATGTTGGGGCGAGTTGAACGGTAGGCAGCATACCAGGCCCCCGCCGACAAGCACCGGGGAACACCTTGCCCCCGAGCAGGCCCCACCTAGCCCCTTGCGCCGTTATCGATCTGTGACCTAGAGTTGGAGGCGCTTCCGGCGTGCCCGGAACATCTGGCTGATGGCCCGCCACACCCCCCGGTGGCGGGCCGCAGTCGTTCCTACCGGCGTCCGCCGCGTCGCACTGGGACTGCGATAGCCGCGAAACCGGTACCCAACAGCGTCATCGCGGCCGCGTCGAGCTGCGGGTGCCGCACGAGAATCACGACCATGACCCCGGCGGCCAACGCCGAGCGAGTCAGCTCGATGACCTCCGCTGGTGTCCAGCCTCCCCCTGTCGGCGCAGCACGCCGCCGCTGTTCCACGCTTCCCACAGAGCACCCTTTCCTCGCTGGTCGAGTGATGGGCGGCGCCGCTCCTCCCTCAGTCTGACAGTGCGCCAGGGGCGACGACCCCCACAAAGTGTGGGAGTTGAAGGGTTCGAAGACCGATCCCGTCGCCTACCCCCCGGGCCACCCTGGACAGGGCCTCCTACAATTAGCCAATCCAAGGCTGGACGCGCTAAAGATCATCAAAAGCAAGATATACAGAACTTCTGCAAACTGACTTGGCCAACTGGGTTTGCATTCGGCCTTTGATTAACGGCTACTGCCAAGGTCGGGGGTGATGTTCGATGCGCGAGCCCATCGCCGACCAGGATCGCGACCAGGTGCGCCGCCTGCATGCCGACGGCCTGTCCCGCAACGCCATCGCAGCCCAGATCGGGCGCAGCAGTTCGACCGTGTCCAAGATCGCGGCTGAGTTGGGGTTGGCGTTCGTTGGGGGCGCCCGGGTGGCGTCGGCGACCGTGGCCCGGCAGGAAGACCTTGCTGCCCTGCGCCGGGACCTTACGGCCCGGCTGTACCGGCGGGCCGCGGCGAACCTCGACCGGGTTGAGGCCGACACGTACGTGCGTGTCGAGCTGCTGCCGACCGGCGAGACGGCCGAGGTGGTCAGCGACGATCCGCCCGCGCAGGACGAGCGCCACCACTCACAGGCCATCGGCGGCTATCTCACCAGCGCGGCCCGGCTCGCGGAGATCGACGCCGGCACGTCCGGGCACGAGGTGCGCAGCATGCTCACGGATCTTGCCCGGGGCCTGCGGGCCGCCTTCGCCGACGAGGACGAGGCGGCCGCCGACGGGGGGTGAGCCGTGCCCGCCCCCGCTCTCGATCTCCCGCTCTCCCGCAAGCAGTTGCGCAGCGTCGCGCGGGCCACCGCCCGCATCAACATCTGGCACGGCGCGGTGCGGTCCGGCAAGACCGTGGCCTCGTTGCTGGCATTCCTGCTGGCCATCGCGGAGGCGCCGCCGTCCGGGCTGATCATCATCTGCGGCCGCAGCCTGCAGACGATCGAACGCAACGTGCTAGAGGCGTTGGCCGATCCGGCCCTGTTCGGGCCGGTCGCCGCCGGGCAGGTCCGGCACACCCGCGGCGCCACCACCGCCGTCATCCTCGGACGCACCGTCCACCTGATCGGCGCGGCAGACTCCCGCGCCGAGGGTCGACTGCGCGGCCTGACGGCCTACTTGGCGTACGTCGACGAGGCGACTCTGCTCCCCGAACCGTTCTGGGTGCAGTTGCTCGCGCGCCTCAGCGTGGACGGCGCGCGCGTGCTGGCCACCACCAACCCCGACGGCCCGCGGCACTGGCTGCGGACCGGATACCTCGACCGCGCGGCCGAACTCGACCTTCGGGCATGGCATTTCAGCCTGCACGACAACCCCTCGTTGTCTCCGGCCTACGTCCGGTCGCTGAACGCCGAGTACACCGGGCTGTGGCGCCGGCGCATGATCGATGGCGCGTGGGTGGTCGCCGAGGGGTCGATTTACGACTGCTGGGACGAACAGCAGCACGTCGTCGACGAGTTGCCGCCCATGGTCCGGCACTGGCTCGGGATCGACTACGGCACCACGAACCCGTTCGCTGCAATCTTGCTGGGGCTCGGCGAGGACGGCCGGTTGTACGCGTGCGCGGAGTGGCGATACGACAGTCGCCAGAAGCGCCGGCAGATGACCGATGCCCAGTACAGCGCCGCCCTTCGCGGCTGGCTGGCCGGGCTCGGCGTCGACCCCGAGTGGACGTTCCTCGACCCGTCCGCCGCTTCCTTCCTCGCGCAGCTCTGGGAGGACGGGCACCAAGGGACCGCCCGCGCGCGGAACGAGGTACTCGACGGCATCCGGTCGACGTCAACCGCGCTCGCGGCCGGCCTGCTGCTCGTGCACCGCTCGTGTGAGGGTCTGCTCGCGGAGCTGCCCGGCTACGTGTGGGACCCGGCCGGGACCGCCGCCGGCGAAGACCGCCCCCTCAAGGTCAACGATCACAGCTGCGACGCGCTGCGGTACGTCGTGCACTCCACCGCCGCCGAGTGGCGCCACCTGGTCCCCGATCTGATCCCGGAGGAGGTGAGCGCCGATGCCGCTGCCTGAGCCCAATTCCGTTTGGCCGCCGCGCCGTTGGGCGCCCGAGCTCGCCGAGATCGCGATCGATGACGCGTGGTACTCCGGCGACCCGAAGCGGCTCGCCGCCGTCTACCAGGGGCAGACCCGTCGGCGCGACGGCCGGCGCCGCCTGTGGGGACGCGACCGAACGTCCACCGCCGACCGGCGCGAGTCCCGCCTGCACATCCCCATGCCGGCCGACGTCGCCCGCCGCTCTGCCGGCCTGCTGATGGGCGAGCCCCCGCGGGTGACCGTCACCGACACCGCTCTGCAGGCGCGCCTCGACGAGCTGCTCGGCCCGCGCGCCGAGCGGACCCTGCTGGAGGCCGCCGAGGTGTCCGCCGCGCTCGGCGGGGTCTACCTGGTGGCCGCTTGGGACGCCGAGATCGGCCCGCGCCCGCTGCTCACCACCGTGCACCACGACGCCGCCCTGCCCGAAGTCCGATACGGGCACCTGGTTGCCCTGACGTGCTGGGAGGAACTGGAGCGGCACGGCTCGACCGTGCTGCGCCGGCTGGAGAGGCACGAGCGGGGCCGGATCGAGCACGCCCTCTACGAAGGCACCACTGACAACATCGGCCGCCGCGTGCCGCTCACGGAGCACCCGACCACGGCCGCGGTCGTCGACAGTCTCGGCCCGTCCGGCGCGATCGAGACCGGCATCCCCGCTCTCACCGCGGCCTACTGGCCCAACATCGGCCCCAACCGCTCCCACCGCGGGTCGCCGCTCGGCCGATCCGACCTGCAGGGCCCGGCGCGCGACATGTGCGACGCGCTCGACGAGGTGTGGTCGAGCTGGATGCGCGACATCCGACTCGCCCGCGCCCGCCTCATCGTCCCCGCCGGCTACCTGCGCAACCGCGGCCCCGGCAACGGCGCCAGCTTCGACGATGACCAAGAGATTTGGCAGGCTCTCGACATCCCGCCGACCGACACGGGCGCCGGCATCACGATGAGCCAGTTCGCCATCCGGGTAGCCGAGCACAAGTCAACATCCGACGCGCTCGTGCGGCAGATCGTCGAGGCGGCCGGCTACAGCCCGAGCACGTTCGGGCTCGACGGCGGTCCGCCGGTCACCGCGACGGAGACACTGGCCCGCGGACACGACAGCATGGTGACCCGCAGGGCGAAGATCGGCTACGCGGCCCCAGCCGTTGCCGACATCGTCGAGGCGCTGCTGCAGCTCGACCGCGCGCTCGGCTGGTCCCGACTCGCCCCTGAGCGGCCGACCGTGGCATTCGGGGCGGCGGTCGCCCCGGACGCCCAGACGCAGGCGCAGACGCTCTCCCTGCTCGGCCAGGCGCAGGCCGTCAGCACCGAGACCAAGGTCCGCATCGTGAATCCAGAGTGGGATGCCGAGGCGGTCGCCGCCGAGGTCGCCCGCATCCACGCCGAGACCGGGCAAGCCGTGCCCGACCCGGCACCCGACTTCGTCAGTTGAGCGACGACGGCACCCCGAGGAAGGTGTCGCCCGAGGGACGAACGACGACGATCTCGTGCTCGGCAAGCAGTTCCCGCAGGTCTTCGTCGGGAAGCCCGGGAAGGACGACGGCGCGCCGCGGAGGTTCCGGGTGGTCGTCGGTGCGGGTGTAACGGCTGTAGTCGAGCAGCTGTCCCAGCGCCATCCGGACCGCCTCCCGGCGGTGGGTGCCCTTCACCTCGTACAGCACGTGGTCCGTGACGTCGTACAGGTCGGACAGCAGCGTTCCCGTCTTGCCCTTGATCCGGATCTGAAAGCGGCGGACCTCGTGTCCAAGTGTGGTGAGGTGGGCCTCGAATGCGTCGCTGAGCTCGCCCTCGCGGCGCTTGGCGATCGTCTCTGGGACGGCCGCCCGCTTGGTCTCCTTCGTCGTGTTCTTCTCGGGTTCGACGAGCTTGCTCTCGGTCGTGTTGGCCGGCACCAGGCGGGCAACGGTGGTCTCCGCCGGGGGGATCTCGTCCTCAGGATCGTGCTGGACCGTGCCGACCGGACGGAGACGGAAGACGATCACTCGACGGCGCAGGCCGTCTTCGTCGAGGCCCTCGCGGACAACGTAGGGCGTGCGCTTGTCGAGCTCGAACGCGCCGACGTAGCGGTGCAGCTTGGTGTCGGTACCCTCCACGGTTCCGACTGCGACGAACAGGCGAAGCGTGCGCCCGTCCCGGCCGTGGTGGAGTACGGCAGAGTTGCCCTTGCCGTAGTCACCACCGAACGTCTGGTCGCCCTTCTTTCCAGCTCCGGTGTACTCGAAGACGGGGCCGATCTCGTCCTCTTCAGCGAGCCAGCCGTCGTGGTACCCGAACTGCTGGCCGACCTCGTGATCGGAGAACAGCGTCACGTTCTTTGGCTTCCGGGACGGCACAATCCCGCCGCTGTGGCGGCTTCCCCCGTAGACGGCGCAGATTTCGGGGCGGGTACCGATCTGTCCGAGCTTGAACTCGGCGGGCGCATTCGTCATGGGCCGACGGTATCGGTCGGTGCTGACAACGCCTTCGGTCGGTTGGGGGGTGCGCTGTGCCGGTCTCCCCCTGGATGGCCGAGGATCTCGCCGAGCGCGTGCGGGCGCTGTACGAGGACGCCGAGCAGCGCCTGCTCGGCATCGTGGCCCGGCAGAGCGCCGACGGCTTCGAAGCTCCCGGGTGGGCCGTCGCCAAGCTCGCCGACATCCAGCCTCTGCGGCGCGCCGCGCAGGGTGTCGTCGACGCGCTCGGCACCGCCATGTCGACCGAAGTGCACGACGTCGTCGCCGAGGCGTTCAACCGCGGCGCCCGGACTGGGCTCGCCGAGCTCGGCGCCCTGGCCGACGTCGACGCCGCGCGCATCGCGGAGTCGACCCCGGCCGGGCGCGCCGTCGACCGGCTCGCCGCCGAGACGATCGAGCTCGTCACCGCCACCCATCGCGGCATCCTGCGCGGCGTCGAGGACGGATACCGGCAGGTCGTCTCCGAAGTGGCCGCAACCCCGGTGCTCGGCATCGACACCCGCCGGCAGGCTACGCAGCGCGCAATGGAGCGCTTCGCCGACCGCGGGCTCCGAAGCTTCGTCGACAAGTCCGGGCGGTCCTGGCAGATGACGAGCTATGCCGAGATGGCCGTGCGGACCGCCGTCGGCCGGGCCGCCATCGAGGGCCAGGCCGACCGGCTGCGCGCCGCCGGCCGAGACCTTGTGATCGTGTCCACCGCCCCACGCGAGTGCCCGCTCTGCCGCAAGTGGGAAGGGCGGATCTTGACGCTCGACGGCCCGGAGGGCCCGCACGAGGTCGAGATCGAGCACGCCGTCGACGACGGCCGCACCGTCCGCGTGCGGGTGGCCGGCAGCGTCGAACAGGCCCGCCGCGCCGGACTCCAACACCCCAACTGCCGACACGCCCTGTCGGCTTACACCCCTGGTGTCACCACCGCGGAGCCGCCCGAGCCGTCCGACGGCACCGGGTACGAGGCAGGCCAACGGCAGCGCGCGATCGAGCGCCAGATCCGCAAGTACAAGAACCGCGCCGCGGCGGCCGCGACTCCCGAAGCGCGGAAGGTTGCCGAGCAGCGGGTGCGCGACTGGCAGGCCCGGATGCGCGACCACCTCACCGCCCACCCCGACTTGAAGCGGCTCAGGTACCGCGAGCAGCCAGGGGCGGGGAACCTCCCCGAACCGCGCCGGCCGCTCAACCCGGATGCGGTCGAGGCCGCCCGGGTGCGCGCCGGCGACCACCGGACGCCGGCCGAGATGAGCGACGAGCAACTCGGCGCCGCACTGCAGCACGGCTCCCTCGACGAGCGCGACCGCGCCAAGGTCGAGGCCGAAGCGAACCGGCGGGACGAGCAGGCCCTGCTCGACCGCGTGCGGCCCGGCGGCCGGATGGCCGAGCACCTGACGGAGTTCTCCGACGACGAGCTCGCCCGCACGCTGCCGCTACTCAGCGACGCCGACGTGCTGCGCGTGGCGGCCGAGCTGGACCGGCGCGACATCGACGCCGCCCTGCCCGGCGCCCGGCGCGACTTGATCGCGTTGTCCGAGCGGCAGCTCGCCGAGCGGGCCCGGCACGCCACCGGTGACGAGCTCGCGGCCCTGGCCGCGGAGGCGGACCGCCGACAGCTGCTCGCCGAACTGTTCCCCGGCGGCCGGCTGCTGGCGGACCTCTCGCAGGTGGCCGACGACCGCCTTGGGTGGGCGCTGCGCTACACCGACCCCGCCGGGGCCGAGCGCATCGCGGCCGAGCTCGACCGCCGCTACCCCGTCGACCCACCGCCGACCGCCACCGGCCGCGGAGTCGAGGCGCAGCTCGCCGACCGAGCAGCGGTCGACGAAGTGCTGCGCCCGGGCTCCCGGATGGACGACTGGTCGTGGATCGATGCCACGCCCGACGAACACCCGTGGGACCGCCTTCCGGCGGCCGAGCGGTGGCTCGCCGAACGGGAGTGGGCCGAGGCCGGGAACCGGCAGGCGTTCACCGCCAAGCAGGTCCGGCAGATGTACGACGAGTACGTCTTTGCGCAGTGGCTCGACGCCGAAGAGTGGTGCCGCGGCGTGCTGCTCACCAAGCGGGCCGAACTCGACGGCGTCGATCCCCTGAGCCTGTTCTCTGGGCCGGCGCACGTGGCCTACGCCCGGGCATCCGAGGAGCTGCGCCGCTACTGGGCCGAGGTGTCCCCCCGGACCACCCTCGCCGAGTACACCGAGCAGCTCACCGGCGTACGGTCCGCCGCCGCCGACACCGCCCGCAAGACCGGCTCCGACATCTCCAACAAGTTCTAGGGGGTGAGGCGTTGGGATTCCGCGCCGACGTCGTGCGCGCCGTCGCCGCTGGCCGCGATGCGGCCCGCGCCGGACAGCCGATCACTGCCTGCCCCCACCCGCGCGACAGCCTGCTGCGCTCCGCCTGGATCCGCGGCTACGCCGCCGCCCGCCCCCTCACCGCACCGCCGTAGCGCGGCCCGGGGGCCTGGCCGGTGACCAGACCCCCGGGGGCTTACTTGTCCTCGCGCTTCGCCTCTGCCCCTGCTTGCTGCCGCTTCAAGGACATGCGCAGTCTCCCGATCCGAGCGAGCTCGAACGCGAGACGCACGAGGTAGTAGACAACCTGAACTCCGTCAAGGTCATCGACCATGAGTGATCATCCCCTGTTCAGTAGCCCCCTCTCCCCCTGGAAAGGGGGAGGTGGAGCGACCTCACAACCGCCAAGCGACACAGCGGTCCGCCGGGGACATCTCGGCGGGAAGAAGTGTGACTGTCCCGCCCACATCGTAGGGCTCGCCTGAGGAGCAATCACATAGCTGTTGCTCGCTGCCCCGCCCGAAGTTCCATCACGGCTCGTACCCGCGCCCCGGGGCACGGGCCGTTCCCATGTCCGCCCACGGCCCGGAGGGACCAACCACCATGACCATCACCACACTTCCGATCCACCCCCGCACCGGGCTGCAGGCCGTCGGGCTGCGCAGCGACGGTCGCCCGATCTGGCCGATCCTCGGAGGCTCCGGCGACCCCGGCCCGGGCGGGGCGCCGACCGGCGAGCCGACCACTCCGCCTGTCCCGGGTCCCACCGAACCCACCGGCACCCCGGCCCCGGCCCCGGTCGCGTCCCCCGCCGCGCCGCCGGCACCGGCCGGCCCGACCGCCGAGCAGCTCGTCGAAGCGCAGCAGCAGGCCACCGAGGCGGCCGCGCAGCGTGACCAGCTGCAGGCCGCCCTCGACGCGATCAACAAGGCCATCAACCCGGACGCCGGCACGGGTGCGGACTCCGACCCGGCGCAGCTCGCCGCCGCCGTCGCGGACCGCGACCGGCAGCTCGCCGAGCTCGGCGCGCAGCTTCGCACCGCGCGGGTCGAGCTCGCCGCCCACCAGGCCGCCGAGGCGGCCGGCGCCCGCCCCGACCGCCTGCTCAACAGCCGCTCGTTCGCCGCCGCGGTCGCCTCCCTCGACCCGACCGACGCGAAGTTCAGCGAGAAGCTCACCGCCGCCATCACGGCGGCGGTCGAGGCCGACCCCGAGCTCTACCGCGCCACCGGCGCCCCGCCGGCCCGCTCCGGCGGCGAGTTCCGCGGCGCCCCCACCACCCGTACCGAACCCGCGTCGCTGCTCGAAGCGATCTCGGCGCGGCTCGCCAAGTAAGGAGGCCGCCCCGTGGCTATCACGCTGGCTGACGCCAAGCTCAACACGCAGGATGCCGTCGACCTGCAGGTGATCGACGAGTTCGCCAAGTCGAGTTGGCTGCTCGACAACATGATCTGGGACACCGCCGTCAACCCTGCCGGCGGCGGCGCGACCCTCAGCTACGGCTACACCCGGCTCGTTACCGAGCGCGGCGCAGCCTTCCGCCCGCTGAACACCGAGTACGCCAAGGGACAGGCCAAGCGCCAGCGGTACAGCGTCGACCTGTCCCCGCTCGGCGGCGCGTTCGAGATCGACCGCACGATAGCCGAGCTCGGCCCGGCCGCCAGTGCGGAAGTCAACTTCCAGATGCTGCAGACCATCAAGGCCGCGAACGCCTTCTTCTCCGAGCAGGTGATCACCGGGAAGCGGGTCAACACCCCGGGCGCCGAGCAGGGGTTCGACGGCCTCGACCGCGCGCTCGCCGGCTCCGTGACCGAGATGGGCGCCGGCTCCTCCCTCGACTGGACCGGCACCACCCTGGGCGCCGACACGGCCAAGGTGCACGCCGCGCTCGACATCCTCGACGAGTTCCTCGGGCTGCTCGACGGCGTTCCGTCCGCGCTGCTGGGCAACAAGAAGACGATCGCGCGCGTGCGCTCGCTCGCCCGCCGAGCCGGCTACTACACCCGCACCGAGAACTCGTTCGGGCAGACCGTCGAGTCCTACAACGGGATTCCGTTCGTCGACCTGGGCGCCGTCGCCGGCAGCAACAACCCCGTCATCCCGATCGAGTCGCGCGACGTCGACGGCGCCGGCCCCGGCGGGCAAATCACCGGCCTGTCCGACATCTACGCCGTCCGGCTCGGAATCGACGGGTTCCACGGCGTGACCACCACGAGCGGCAAGCTCGTACGGCAGTGGCTGCCCGACTTCGACCGGGCCGGCGCGGTCAAGGTCGGCGAGGTCGAGCTCGGGCCGGTGGCCGTCGTACTCAAGGCGACCCGGGCGGCCGCGGTACTGCGAAACGTCAAGGTGCAGTGATGCCGCACGCGATCGCCTCCCCGTACGGGGATGACGGCCCGGTTGCCGGCGTCCACTTCACCGCCGGCCGGGCCACCGTCGACGAACTCGGCGCCGGGGCCCGACTGTACTTCCTGCGGCACGAGTACCAGATCGAGCAGCTCGACGACACCGACGAGCAGGGCCCGACGGGCGACGACCCGCCCCCGCCCACCACCGCCAAGGGGCGCAGCCGCGCCAAGGAAGGGGCGGCGCCGCCCGCGCCGCCCCGGTGATCGGGGGTGGGCATCGTGGCACTCACCTACGCCACCCCCGAACAGCTCGCCACGTGGCTGGGCCGGCCCACGCCGGCGGACGCCGAGCGGCTGCTCGCCCGCGCGTCCGCCGACGTCGACGCCGCGCTGCTCACCGCCTGCTACCCGGTCGACTCCACCGGCGCCCCTACCCGCCCCGAGCACGTCGCCGCGCTGGCCGATGCCGCGTGCGCGCAAGTCGAGTACCAACTCGCCGCGGGCGAGGACGGGACCGGCGCGGCCGCGCGCTGGTCGAGCGTGAGCGCCGGTGTGATCAGCCTCTCGGCGAGCAGCTCGGCCCCGCCCGGCGCGCTCGACCTGGCGCCCCGGGCCCGGCGCGCCCTGCAGCAGGCCGGACTCACCGGTCACGGGGTGGGCGCCCCATGGTGACCCGCGTCCCCCGGTGGCTGCTGCGCCACCGCATCACCATCGAGCCGTACGTCGGAGAGTCCGCGTACGGGCCCATCTACGGCCCGCCCCTCGACGACGTGCCCGCGCTCGTCTCCGAGTCGGCGCGGCTCGTGCGCGCCCCGGACGGGCGGCAGGTTGTCAGCTTGGCGCAGGTCGTGCTCGACCTCGACACCGACGTGCCGGCCGGCTCCCGGATCACCCTGCCGACCGGCCGCACAACCGTGCCGATCACCGTCTCGACCGTCGACGCGCCGGGCCTGCCCGCGCCCGCCCACCAGGAGGTGAGCTGCGAATGAGCCGACCCCGCTCCCGGATCGAGTGGACCGGTGACGCTGTCCTGCGGGCCGAACGCGCCGGCGCCGCGCGCGGCCTGCTCGCCGCCGCCGAGCACGTGCTGCAGAAGTCGCGCGAGGTAGTACCGATCGAAGAGGGCACCCTCGCGCGCTCCGGCGTCGCGTCCGTCGACGAGCAGCAGCTCGTCGCCGGAGTCTCCTACGACACCCCTTACGCGACCAGGGTGCACGAGGATCTCAACGCCCGCCACGACCAGGGCCGGACAGCGAAGTACCTCGAACGCCCGGCCGCTCAAGAGGCCGGGGCGGTCGAGCAGATCATCGCGGCCGCGGTGCGGCGCGCGCTCCGCTAGACCGCCCCAACAGGCCCGACTAGCTCGCGTCGTCCAGGTCCTTACGCGCACGCTCGAACGCCTCCCTAGCGTCGTCGAGCTCCTTGTAGGCCGCCTTGTGCGCCGCTTCCGTCAGGTTGGGCACGTCCCCCGGCCCGAGGGCCGCCCCGTTCACGAGCCTACTCACGGCGTTCTCAGCAGCGTTCAGCCTCGCGAGCGCAGCGTCGTAGGCACGCTGCAGATCGTCAATTCCCTTACTCACCAGTCACTTTCCTTTCCATCTGCCCCGCCCTTCGACGCTACCTCGTGCCGCGGCGAATCGAAGACTCGTCCGGAGGCGAAGCACTTGCCCGACCTGCTCGACTCCCTCGCCCGCTACCTGCAGGCCGCCGGCCTGCTCACCTACGACCCCACCGGGATCAAGGGCGACACGTTTATCGAGCTCATGCCGCCGGCGCCCGACCGCGCGGTGCAGCTCTCCCTCTACGGCGCCAGCACCCCCGACCCGCTCAATCCCTGGGACGAGCGGTCCCTGCAGGTACGGGTCCGCGGTACCGCCGACCCGCGGGTATCCCGCGCCCGCGCGGAAACGATCTTCTCTACGCTGCACGGGCTCGCCGGAGTCGAGCTCCCGGGCAGGCTGTGGCTCGTGCTGTGCATCGCGCAGCAAACCCCCGCCCCGCTCGGCGTCGACGCCGCCGGCCGCCACGAGCACACCACGAACTTCCGCCTCGACGTCGAGGCGCTCAATCCCCGACCTACCTAGGAGGTGACCCCATGGCGACCCCCGGAACCGCTCGCCCGATCGACGCCCGAGGCTGGCTGTTCGAGGTGCAGGACCTGACGGCCAGCACTGAGACATGGCTGCGCGTGGGCCTGCTGACGTCCTTCTCGCACTCGCCGGGCGAGAACGAGGAGACGGAGGACATCACCACGTTCGACGACGACGGCCACTACTCGCAGGACATCATGCAGCGTGGCGCATCCATCTCCCTGGAGTCCAAGTACGCCGCGGACAAGACCGGCGCGCGCGACCCCGGGCAGGCGTACGTCGACGAGAAGTGGGTGCCCCGTCTCGGCGCCGAGTCGCACAACCCCGTGCGGTGGCGCCACCGGACCCAAACCGCGTGGGTGGTGTGGGATGCCACGGTCAGCCCGGGTGAGCAGGGCGGCGGGACCACGGAGAAGACCAGTTGGAGCGCGACGATCACCCGGTGTGGCAAGCCGTCGACCGCCGCGGTGACCCCGCCGCCGGCCGGGGGTGGCTCGTGATCGACGACGAGCTCGACCTCGACCACCAGGACCAGCCCGCCGGCAGGTGCGCGGACTTCGATGCGTTCTTCGCCGAGCAGGCCACTACCGAACACGCAGAAACGTTTCAGCTGTACGGCCGGACGTACCGCCTCCCGGACGCCCTGCCGTTGATGTTCACGCTGCAGATGGAGCGGCTGCAGGCGTCCGACGATCCGGACGACGTGCGCTCGATGCTGCGGACCCTGGTAGGCGAGGATGCCCTCGACCACTGGGCGGAGCAGGGCATGACCGACCGGCAGCTCGGCATCGTGCTCATCTACGCAGCCGCGACCGTGCGCCGGCCTGGCAGCATCACCCTGCAGCGCGCCGCCGAGCTCTACGACCAGCAGAACGCGGCCGCGGGAAAAGCCCCGACGCCGCCGGCCCCGAACCGGGCAACCCGCCGGAAGACGGGGCGGCGGCGGGCGGGCTCTGGTCGGCGGTCCTGACACACTGGGCCGCCGTCGAGGCGGACCTCGCACGCACCTACCACCTCACCCCCGAGCAGATTGCCGCGCTCACTGAGCGGCGGTTCGTCGTCCTGCTCGGCGGACTCGACGAACACAGCCGCTTCCGGGCGCTCTGGGCGCGCACCCCCCGCACCGTCTCGACGGCGGCGGAGATCGCAGCGATCACGGGCCTGCCTGCCGAGGGCTGAGCCCGAGCTGCACCTGAGCGAACACAACGACCTTCCGGCAGCGGATCATCCGCGGTTGGTTGCGCTCGGCGAGGGGGTGAGCCGAGTTGGCGCTCACCGTCGGCGAACTGCTCGCCACCATCACCGTCGACGACGCCCCGGCCGAGGCCGGACTGCGTCGCACCGAACAGAACATCCGCCGTACCGCGCAGGTCATCGAGGACGAAGCGGGCCGGGCCGGACAGGCAGCCGGACGCGAGCTCGGCGAGCAACTCGCCGAGGAGTCCGAGCGCGGCGCCGAGCGCGCCGGCTCCGGCATCACCAGCGCACTCGGGGCCGTCAAGGGCGCCTTGATCGGCGGCGCGATCGGCGCCGCCCTCATGGCAGGGCTGTCCGAGGCCGTCGAGCAGGACAAGGGGACCGACCTCCTTGCAGCGCGGCTCGGCGCCACCCCGGAGCAGTCCGAGCGGCTCGGGAAGGCCGCCGGGAAGCTGTTCACCGGCGGCTACTCCGAGTCCGTCGAGGCCGCTAACGAAGCTCTCCAACACCTCTGGCAGCAAGGGCTCGTCCCGGCCGACGCGACGGCCGAGCAGCTACAGCAGGTCGGCGGCCGCGCGCAGCAGGTCGCCGACATTCTCGGCGAGGAAGTCGGCCCCGTCGCCAAATCCGTTGGGCAAATGCTCAAAACAGGAATGGCCAAGGATGCCGACGAAGCGTTCGACATTCTCGTAAGGGGAACTCAGCTCGGCGCAAATAAAGCCGAGGATTTGCTCGACACATTTAATGAATACCCGACGCAATTTCGGGATTTGGGAATTGATGGAAAGCAGGCCATGGGCCTCATCCATCAGGGCCTGGAAGCTGGCGCGCGCGATGCCGATGTCGTCGCAGACGCTTTCAAAGAACTAAATATCCGAGTCAAGGACGGCAGCGCCGCCGACGGCCTTAAGTCAATCGGCCTGAACGCCGATAAGATGGCGGCCGCTTTCAACAAGGGCGGGCCGGAGGCGAACGCCGCACTTGATCAGATCATGGATCGGCTGCGGCAGGTCAAGGACCCGTCCGAGCGTTCCAAGCTCGCGTTCTCGCTGCTGGGCACGCAGGCCGAAGACCTTTCCAAGGCGCTTTTCTCGCTCGACCCGTCGAGCGCGGTCGCAGGGCTCGGCGCCGTCGACGGCGCGGCCGCCAAGGCGGGCGACACCATGCGGGACAACGCCTCGACCCGTTGGACGGCGTTCACGCGCGGCCTGCAGCAGGGCGCCGTCGACGTGCTCGGCTCCAAGGTCGTGCCCGCCCTCATGGCGGCCGCGGATTGGGTCGGCACGCTCGGCCAGAAGTACGACACCGCCCGCAAGTTCGTCGGCGAGCACAGCCTCGCGTTCAGCATCGCGGCCGGCATCATCGGCGCCATCCTGCTGCCCACGCTCATCGCGCTTGGGGTGCAGGCCACCGTCACCACCGCTACCACGGTGGCCGGTTGGGCGGCGCAGGCCGCGGCCGCGGTGCGCACCGGCGCAACCTACCTCCTCACCAACGCGGAGATGCTCGCCGGTTGGGCAGCGCAGGGCGTCGCCGCCGTTGCGGCCGGCGCCCGGGTGGTCGGGGCGTGGGTGCTCATGGGCGCGCAGAGCCTGCTACAGGCCGCGCGCATGGCGGCCGCATGGGTGATCGCGCTCGGCCCTGTCGGGTGGATCATCGCCGCCGTAGTCGGCTTGGTCGCCCTGGTCGTCAGCAACTGGGACACAGTCAGCGGCGCGACGGCCGCCGCGTGGAATTGGATCGTCGGCTTTGTGAAGTCGGCGGCCGGCTGGCTCGTCGACGTATTCCTGAATTGGACGTTGATCGGACTCCTGATCAAGCATTGGGATTCCATAAAGTCGGGCGCTATCACAGGCTGGAATGCGACCGTGGATTTCGTCCGTGGCATTCCCGGGCACATCGTCGAGTTTTTCCTGAACTGGACTCTCGTCGGACTGCTTATAAAGCACTGGGATTCGATCCGCTCGGGCGTGGCCGAGAAGGCGTCCGGGCTCGTCTCGGACGTCAAGGCGCTGCCCGGCCGAATCGCCGAAGGGCTCGGAAATCTCGGCTCGCTGCTGGTCGACAAGGGCCGCGACATCGTGCGCGGCCTGTGGTCCGGAATTCAGTCCATGGGCGGCTGGCTCAAGGACACCTTGATGGGCTGGGCCAAGAATCTCATTCCGGGCCCGATCGCCAAGGCGCTGGGAATCCACAGCCCAAGTCGGGTCATGGCCCGGCAGGTCGGTCGGTGGATTCCCGCCGGCATCGTTTCGGGGATTGAGGGCGCGCAGCCCGAACTCGCCGCCGCGATGCGGGACCTGGTCGAGGTGCCGGACACTCCCGCGCTCGCGGCGGCCGCGCGCACGCCGCTCCCCGCGGTGGCCGCGCCGCTTCCGGCCGCCGCCTACGGCCCGGCCGGCGGACAGCTCGGCGGCGGGCCGCTGCTGCACATCGAGCAGTTCAACGCCGGTGGCCAGTCGCCCGAGCAGCTCGCGGCCGCGCTCGGGTGGGAGCTCAAGGTGAGGGGGTGAGGCTGTGGCGGGCGACCGCGTCACCCTGCCGGGGCACATCCAGTTCGGTGAGCTCCTGCTCGGCCCCGGCACCCCCTACCGGTGGCGGAAGCTGAGCGGCTGGTCCGACTCCCCCGCGTGGGATTCGGGCACAACCAACCGCCCGGCCGGCCACGGCGCTTACCCCGGTGCCCTGTGGGCGCAGCCGCGCACGGTGACGGTTGAAGACATCGTGATCCGGGCGCCGGCCGCCCGGATCGGCGCGGTCGTCGGCGCATTCGAGGCGGGCGCGGCGTCGATCGACGACGAGCTGCCGCTCGTCGTGTGCGTCGACGAACGCGGGCCGCTGCTGGTGTGGGCGCGGTGCCTGCGGTGGTCGGTGCCCACCGGCCGCGGGTACCGGGTCGGCACCATCACCGGCGCCGCGCTGCAGTTCGAGGCGACCGACCCCCGCCGCTACGGCCTCACCGAGCGGCATGCCGACACCGGCCTGCCGATCGACGAGCAGGGCCTCGACTGGCACCTCGACCAGGCGGCCGAGCGTGGCCTCGACTGGCACCTCGACACCCCGCCCGGCGTCCCGCCGTCCGAGGACGGGATGACCTTCGGGTCCGGCGGGTCCACCGGCATCATCACCACCACCAACGCCGGTCGGGCCCCCGCACCCGCGGTGCTGGTGTTCACCGGGCCGGTTGAGCTGCCTTCGCTCGTCGACCTGCGGACCGGCCGGCGGTGGGAGTACGACATCACGCTCGGCCCGGGCGAGCAGCTCGTCGTCGACGGCGCGGCCGGCACGGTCACCCTGTCCGGCTCCTCCCGCATCCACACCGTGACCGACCGCTCGGCCCCCGAGCAGTTCCTCGTCGTCCCCCGGGCGTCTGCGACTTCGCGTTCGCCGGCGCCCCCGGTACCGTCCCGCACCCCGCCGCCCGCGCCCAAATGAACTGGCGTGACGCCCACTGGTAAGGAGGAACACCGCATGCCCGTGCGCGCCGCGTGGCTCCCGCCCACCGGGCAGACCCGCACCGACACCCGACTCGCCCCCGTCGGCACTATGACCCCCACCGGACCGACCACCACCGCCCCCGGAGTGATCCCCGGCGGCACCCCCCTCTCGTTCACTTCGACGGCCCCCATGCAGGCGCAGCTCGGCGCCGGCCGGGCCATCGTGCAGGGCACCGCCCTGCAGGGCGCTTACCCCGTGACGCTCACCCTGCCCGAGACGCTGACCTTCGCGCCCGGCCACACGCAGTACGACCGCGTCGACCTGGTCGTGCTGCACGTCTACGACGGGCTCTACGACCAGAGCGGCAAGGCTCTGGCCGCGGTCGAGATCCTCAAGGGCACCCCGGCCGCCGACCCGAAGCCCGCACCGCTTCCCGCGTGCTCGCTCCCGCTGTGGGCGGTGCGGGTGCCCGTCGCCGCGTCCGCCGGCACCGGCGGAATCCCCTGGAACACCGCCGTCACCGACCTGCGCGTCTACACCGTCGCCGCCGGCGGCATCCGCCCCGACGCCAGCAGCGAACCGGGCGCCTACGCCGGACAACTGCGCGACACCGGTACACGGGTCGAGCGGTGGTCCGGCGCCGCATGGGTGCCGTACCCTGCCGCGCTCGGCGGCATCGTGCCCAACACCGGTCCCTCGATCGGTAGTTACGTCGGGCAGTGGCGCGACGGTGCCAACGGGCTGGACCGCTGGGACGGTGCACAGTGGGCGCCGCTGGGCCGGTGGGTGCCGTACACCCCGTTCTGGTCCGGGCTGGACGTCCACGGCGACGTTACGGCCGGCGGCCGGTACTGCCAGATCGGCCGGCACGTCGACGTCGTCGCGTGGTTGAAGTGGGGCCCCGGCAGCTCGCTCGGCTTCGGGAACATCCGGGTGTCGCTCCCGGTAGCGTCCGCCGACGTCGGAGCGCCCCACGGATGGCAGGGCACCGGCCGCCACGTCGACGCGGAAACCTACTGGCGCGAACTGCTCCCGGTCGTGGACGCCGGCGACGGCGGGGCGCAGGTTCTTGCGACCGCCTCCGACGGGTCGTGGATGAACCCCGGACAGCTCGGCTACCGGTGGAACCAGGACGGCGCCTCGATGCGCGTGCAGCTCAGCTACGAGACCGCCTAGGGCCGCCGGCCCCGGGCCCCGAGGGGGTGGTCGGGCTGCGGCCGATCGCTACCCCCTACACCCCGTACCGCGTACTGATCTGCGACCTGCGCAGCGACCAGCTGCTCGACGTCCTGCCGCTGTGGGGCGTCAGCTTCGACGAGTTCCTCGGGAAGACCGGCAGTCTCCGAGCAACGGTGCACCTGGTCACCGCCGAGCTCGCCGCCCGCGCCCGCGCCGCGCTCGTCCCCGGGCGCACCGCGCTGTGGGTCGAGCGGGCCGGCGCGATCTGGTGGGGCGGCATCCTCTGGACCACCAGCCTTGCCAGCGACGAGCACGGCGAGCTCTCCCTCGCCCTGCAGGCCGCCACATGGGACAGCTACCTGACCCACCGCATCCTGTTCGACTCCCACCAGGCTGAGCAGGTCGATCAGTTCGACATCGTGCGCAACCTCATCTCGTACGCGGCGGCGCAGCCCGGGGGCGACATTGGGATCGAGTTCGACACCGAGCTGTCGGGGGTGCGCCGCGACCGCTTCTACAGCCGGTACGACCAGCCCTACATCCGCGACCTGATCGAGCAACTCTCACGCGTAGAGCGGGGGTTCGAGTGGCGGATCGCCTCGACCCGCGACCCCGATACCGGCCGCCGGATCAAGCAGCTCCAGCTCGGACACCCGGTGATCCGAGCCGGCGCGAACGAGGTGGTGCTCACCCGCCCGGGCCCGATCCTCTCGTACACGTGGCCCGTCGACTCCACCACGAAGGCGAACGCGTGGCAGGCCCGGGGCGCCACCGTGAACCGCAACCAGACGGCCGAGTCGCACCCGTTGCTGTCCCCGGTCGTCACCAGCTCCGCGGACATCGCGGCGGGATGGCCGAGGCTCGACGGGTCCGCCGATTACAGCACGGTCGAGCAGCAGGAGACGCTCGACGCGCACGCGCGCGCGGACGCCGCCGCCCACCTTGCCCCGCAGACCGTGCCCTCGATCACCGTGCGGCTCGACGCACAGATCAGCCCTGCCCTGCTCGGCGCGACCGCCCGCGTCAAGATCACCGATCTGTGGTGGTCCGAAGGCATGACCGCCCGCCACCGCATCATCGGAATCTCCGTGACGCCACCGGAGCGCGGCCGCCCCGAGTCCGCCCAACTCCTTCTGGAGGCATAGACCTTGGCCGCGATCCCGCAGGATCTCCTCGACCGCATCCGCACCCTCGAACGCCAGGTGCGCGAGCTCTCCGGCCGCGCGCAGACCCGGCCCGCACTCGACAAGATCCAACACGGCCCCGTCGTCATCGGCGAAGGCGGCACGCTCACCGTGCAGGACGCCGACGGAACCCCGATGGTCTACATCGGCGACCTCGACATGCCCCGGCCGAACGGCACCCCGCAGTACGGCGTACTGATCAGCCGCGAAGACGGCACCCTCGCGCTCGCCATGTTCTCCGGCGGAACGCAGCCCCAGGGCCTCGACATCTACGACAACCGCGGCAACACCATCTTCACCGAGGACCGGGTGAACGGCGGGCTCGCCGTGCCCTACCTGCACACGCCGTTCTACCCCGACGGGGACCTCGACCGATACCCGCGCACGCAATCCGACCACCCCTACACGCTGTGGACCGGCCCGCACGTCCGCTACCACCCGATGCTCACCGTGGCCGCCTACGCCGCGGCCGACGTCGGCACCACCGGCGCCGCGCAGGTCTACGTCGACGGCCAACCCTGGGGCCAGCAGCACGACCTCAACGGCGACTGGATCTACGTCACCGACGGCCCGAAGCTCTGCCCCGGCAAGTACGGCGACATCACCCGCGTGGAGATCCGGGCATGGCGCACCGGCGGCACCGGCAACGTCTACGCATGCGCCGCCGGCGCCATCGGCACGCAGACCCGCTAGCCCAACTCACCTTCGCCACAAGACCGTTCTCCCCGCGGCCCGCCGGCCCCGGGGCTTTTCCATGTCTGGAGACACCCCTATGTCGTGGTACCCCGCCGCCGAGCGAATCGAGCTGCAGCCCGAGAGCGACCAGCAGCCGGCCATCAACCCCACGCAGTTCATCGCCCACTCGATCGCGGCCGAGTGGGGGCCGCGCCGGATCTTCGAGTTCTGGCGCGACGACTCGAACCTCGAATCGCACTTCGGGCTCGGCTACGGCGGCGAGCTCGGCCAGTTCATCGGCACCGGCACCCGCGCGGACGCGAACGCGGCCGCCAACCGCCGGCCGGACGGGACGGGCGCCGTCTCGATCGAGACGGAGAGCAACAGCCAGCACAGCGACCCGTGGACCGAGCAGCAAATCGAGCAGCTCGTCGCGCTCGGCGTCTGGCTCCACCACGAGCACGGCATCCCGCTCCGGATCTGCCGCACCCCGGACGACCCCGGCTACGGCTACCACCGGCTCCACCGGTCGTGGTCCACCTCCGGCACGGCTTGCCCCGGCGACTCCAGGGTCGCGCAGTTCCACGACATCGTGTTCCCGCGCATCGTCGCCCGGGCGACCGGCACCGAACCGGACCCGGCCCCGCCGCAGCCGGCCCCCGACCCGCATCCGGCCGGGCCCGCCCGCTACCGGGCGACCATCGGCGGACTGGAGTACGGGTTCGGTGCGCACGGCCCACACGTTCGGCAGGTCGGCGAGGCACTCGTCTCCGCCGGCTACGGCCGGCACTACGCCGTCGGACCGGATGAGGACTGGCGGGACGCCGACACCCTGAACTACTCCGAGTGGCAGCAGTCGCTCGGCTACTCGGGAAGCGACGCGGACGGTGTCCCGGGCGAGCAGTCGCTGCGGCGCCTGCTCGGCGGCGCGCTGCCCGGCGAGCAGACGGTCGTCGACCTCGACCAGGTGGCCGCCGCCGCCCGCCGTGACCCCGGCCTCCCGCAGGGCGGCACCACCTACCCGGATGCCGTCCGGCCGGTCGAGGCCGCGCTCGCCGCCGAGGGCCTGCTCGACCCGCAGTGGGTCGGCGACGGCTCGTTCGGCGTCCGCACCGTCTCGGCCTACGCCCGGTGGCAGCAGCAGCTCGGCTACTCCGGCAACGGCGCCGACGGCGTTCCCGGCCGTGCCTCCCTCTCCGCGCTCGGCGCCCGGCACGGCTTCACCGTCCGCTGACCTCACCTGCCCGGCGCCGACCGGCCCCGGGCACCCCCAACAACAGGAGGCACCCGCCCATGACCGACGCCACCCGGCGCACCATCCGCACCGGCCTGCAGGCCCTGCTCGGCCTGCTCGCCGCGCTGCCCCTGCTCGTCTCCACCACCGGCATCCCCTCGACCCTGCCCGGCATCGCCGTCGCACTCACCGTGGCCGGAGCCGTCACCCGCGTGATGGCGCTGCCCGTCGTCGAGCAGCTGCTGCCCGTGTGGCTGCGCACCCCGCCGAAGGGGGACGACACCAAGTGATCACCGCTGCCGGCGCCAACCGACTCGACGACGTCCTGCTGTGGGCCGGCGCGCTGGTCACCCTCTCAACCGTGCTCGGACTCATCTGGCGCGCCACCCGCGGAACCCGCCACCTGGCGCAGCGCGTCGAGGACTTCGTCGACGACTGGACCGGCGTCCCCTCCCGCCCCGGAGTACCCGGCCGGCCCGGCGTCATGGCCCGACTCGACAAGATCGAGCACAAGCTCGCCGCCGTCGAGCACGAGCTGCACCCCAACTCCGGTAGCTCGCTCCGCGACGCCGTCGACCGCGTCGACCAGCGCACCGCCCACCTCGACCGCCCGTAGACAGCACAGCGCCCCCTGCACCGGCCACGGCCGGTACAGGGGGCGCTTTCGTCGTTGGGCGCAGAGATTAGAGAGTGCCGAAGTCGCCAGCACGGACGGCGGCGACAAAGGACTGCCAGGCAGAGGGCGAGAAGGTCAGCACTGGCCCCTCGGGGTCTTTCGAGTCGCGCACCTGGCCCCGGACCACGTCGTTGACCTCGATGCAGTCACCACCGCTGCCGTTGCTGTAACTACTCTTCCGCCACTCGTCGGACTGCATCGTTGAACTCCTTCAGTACCGCGCTGATCATTGCCTCGGAGTCTCGCGGCGAGAGCGCCTGAGCCCTAAGCAGATCGTAGAGTGCACGGCGGTGTCGCACCTCGTCCGGATCTTCGAAGAGGTAGCCCGACCGGCTGCCCTCCTCGTACGCCACAACTTCCCCATCGGGGAGACTGAGCAAGGTGAGCGAGCCACCCATCTCAGAGTGCTCGCCGGAGGAGTACGACAGTATCTGAATCCTCACATGCGGCAGCCGGCTGACTTCGAGCAGTCGCTGCAGTTGGACGACCATCACCTCGGGACCACCGATGCATCTATGCAACGCGCCCTCGTCAAGGATGAACCAGTAGCGGCACTCTGGGCTCTTGGAGTGCAGACGTTCCTGCCGACGCATTCGCGTGTCAAGCCACTCGGCAATCTCCTGTGGTGTGGCGTAGGGCTCGCCCGCATGCAGCACGGCGCTTGCGACGTCAGCCGTCTGCAGCAGGCCCGGAATGGTGACCGTGTACTGCTCGTGCTCCAGAGCGGTCTCGGCGAGTTCCATGAAATGACGGTACTGGTCGGGCACGTCATCCCTGCGCGCGAGACCGAACAGGCGCAGGAAGTGCCCGTCCGTAAGGAAAGCGGCGTCCAGAAGTTCTGAGAGCCCCTCCGGCGGCTTGGACTGGCCACGCTCGATCCGTGACAGGTAGCCCTTGGAGAACTTGACGATCTTCGCCAGAGTCCCGAGCGACATGTCATCCGCCAGCAAGCGATACCGCCGAATCTCGGAACCGTAGAAGTCACGTGCGGAACGATCCGGCTGCAAGTCGTTCGGCTGGAAGACCATCGCGTGCGCCTCCTCATGTTGCCAATGCAGCACGCAACATGCCGCAGCTTCCCAGCGTACCGCCGACGCGTCACGCTGGAAGCACAGTCAGTGAGAAGCACGGAGCGCCACAGCAGCCACGGAGCAACGATTATGACGGATGATCAGATCATTCCCTCTGGCGGGACGCCACACGCACCGCTGGTGGACGAGCGGACGATGCCGCCGTGCACCTGCCGTGAGTGCAGCACCGGAACGCCCGCCGCGGACCCCGTCGTGATCGCGCCCCGTTTCGTGAACGGCGACCCGCACAAGACCACGCAGAAGCCGCTCGCGAACCCCTTCGACGCGCCGACCGGCGCCCTCGTCTACGACGTGCTGACCGGCCGCATGGGGGTGGTCATGGCGCGGGTTGGTCGCACGGTCCACCTGCGGCCGGAGGGCGGCGGGTGCGAGTGGGAGACGGACAGCCGGTTCATCGACCGCCTACCCGTGCGCACGACGGCGGACTCGCACCGTCCGCTCGTCGACGCGGTGCGGCACCCCGGCACCGAGAGCCCGCGCACGCTCGACCGCTCCAACCTCCCGCCCCCCGCTTCCGCCGCGTGATGATGCGGGCCGTCACGCAGTGAATACACCGGCACCGATCCCTCAGGTCGGCGCCGGCACCGTCCGGCCCGGGCAGCCTCCCCGGCGCCCAGACCTGCGGCCGGACACCGCACTCGTCGCTGCCCGACGTCTGCGGCCGCCGCCCGTTCCCCCCGGCGGGCGGCAGATCTCCAGCGCGCGCCTCGCGGAGGTGGCGCAGCGCTGGAACGCGCTCCGGAGTTTCGTCATGGGCCCTCCGTCGAGCGCGCCGTCCCTGCCGGCCACCGTCGGGAATCACCGGCCGGCAGGGACACCGCCTCCCCGATCACCCGCCCCGTTCGTCGCGTGACAGGCCACCTGCGGGGCGGGACCAACCACCGGCCGCCTGCGCGACCGGTTGGGTGCACCATCCCCTCGCCCTGGTGACATGACAGTGGACGGCATGGACGACCGGGGCGAGGGGCCTCCCTTTCACCTACACACACCAGGACCACCCCTATGGCCCTACTCCCCCTTTTCAGCCAGCCGAAGCCACGCCCACCGGGCAGCGAGCCGACGGCCGCCCAGCGCGAAGAGCTGATCAATCGCTATAAGGGCGGCGAAACCTTGGACGCGCTGAGCAAGGAGATCGGCCGGTCGGACGCCTGGCTGCGCATACGGCTTTCGCGGTGGGGCGTTCACATCCGGAACCGATCCGAGGCGCAGTTGCTGCGTCACCAGCGCAAGGAGGGGGCTGGCGCCGCCCGGACCGTGACGGCGCCCACCGGCACCCACCGAGGCGCGTCCACGTCGTAA